AGGCGCGTCATAGTCTTGATAGATCTCCGGCTTCCACGGTGTCCAGCGATACAGATCTCTGAAGCTGTCGATCTTCAGTTCGCTCAACCCCGGATCCTCGCCGGGAGCCACGTAGTTGGTGCACATCGCCGCCCCCTGCTTTTCGTTCTTGACCGAACCATCATACCCCGCGCTACACTGTGTTTTTATACAGTATCTTAGCCGTGATCAAGCCACAGTGGGCCTACATCTGGGAGTACGGATTCCAAGGCGACAAGGCGCGCCTGAGGACACCGATCGAGCTCACGAAACGTGAATTTGAGTCATGGGTCGACAAGGACCCGAGGTCGGCGTTCCTTGGCACATGCGCGCCGATCGAGTCGACCAGGATCGACCGCAACCGCGTCCCGCTCACGGATCCGCGATTCAAGTTGCGGCCAGTGGTTCCGGAATTCGACGCGCCAACCGAGGACGAACTTCGCGCGCTGTGGCGCGAGTACACCGACCTTCAAGTCCGATGGTTGATCTTGGAGATCCGCGCCCTACGAAAATCGCTCGAGCGCATCGAGGCGTGGTACGCGTACACCGACAAGAACGTCGCGAACAAAGGGGATCTCGCCGGAGCGCAAGGGCAGTTGCATCGGCTGATGCATCTGCTGCGCGAGGAAATGAGGCGCGCGAGGATGAGCTAAGGCCAAGTCAACAGCTGGTTAGTTGTCTTGGCGCCCCGCGATCCTGCGTCACATTCAATGACCCCGCGATCGCTCCACTTGTTCGATGGACTCTCTAACTACCTCAAGAATATGCCGAACCGTTTCTTCGCTCGACATGCCAGAATCGAGGTATTCCTGAACACTCATCGTTCGCGGCTGATACGAGCTTCCGTCGTTGTTGACGATGTAAATCTTGGCTGTCGCGTCCTCGACCAGTAGGACAATTTGAACGATTTTTTCGCCGACTATAGCCTGCATGGTTACCGTCGACATTGCTCTCTCCAGTTGGGTCACGATGTACGGAAGTATGGTCCGCAGCGTGAGGCATTGATAGATGGTTTACGACTGGGCAAATGCATTTAAGCGTGGTTCGATCACGTCGAAAAGAACATCCTCGATCGTGGAGCGCTTGGCTTCGGACAGGGCGAAGTTCAGCGCCCGCGGCATCTGGTGCGCGCCGAGAAGGGTCGGGCCGGGATGCTCTGACGCCAATGCTGCCCCACTCGATTGACAATCGTTGACCGACTGCGCGACGGCCAGCGGCTGACTACTCTTCCGGAAATGGTAAATTCATACGAAAACCACATCTACGAGAGAGCATATGGCCCGAGCCATGATCTGCGTCGGCGACACGACGACGCACGGCGGACGCGTGCTGGAGGGCACCGCGACCGCCACCATTGACGGGAAACCCATCGCTGGCGTCGGGCACAAGGTACTTTGCCCACAATGCAAAGGCGTCTTTCCGATCCTGCCCGCGACAGGGCGACGCTACCCGCATCAAATCGCCGGCCGGGAGACGGCCATCGAAGGCATGAAGACCGCTTGCGGGGCGACGCTGATCGCCTCGCAATCCTCCGCGACACTCGACGACGTCGGAGCCGGTCAAGCGACGACGGGCACTGCAGCCGCTAACGCTGCCCCAGCGTTGGCCCCTTCGCCTACGCTCTTCCTCGAATGCCTGAAGTCCGCGGCCGAAAATGCTGCAACGATGATCGCGCGCGGGTAGAACCATGACCGGCAATTCGATCGAAGCGTTCTACTTCACGCGGCAACAGCAGTTGACCATGCAGGTGCACTTGTACGCGCTGGTCGACGGTCTCCTGTTCGCAGATGCGGCCGGCGGGTCCCCGCCTCAGCGATCGCAAGCAGCCGTGGCGCTGTTCGACGGCACACCGGACGCATCGCTCGCCGATGCGGGCCCGTGGCTGCTCGACTACGAGCGTGCGGGCGGCAACGTACGACGTTCGCTCTCAGCGATGGCCGGCGGCTCGACAGGCGTATCGTGGCTGATCAGCGCATATCCAATCGAGTCATTGGCCGATGAGCTGCGCCGTCGACTCGACGTGCGTTTGCCGGACGGCCGTACAGCCCTTTTCCGCTTCTACGACGCCCGCATCATGGCCGACGTGGCATCGCTGATGGAATTCACGCAGCGCATGCAGTTCTTCGTCCCGACATTTAACTGGCTCGTCGAAGTGAATGGAAAACTGAAGGGAGTGCACCCGCATGCTTGAGTGGACGAGCGAACAGGTCGCCGGCCTTGCCGAGATCGACGCACGCGGATACGTCGAACGCACACGGCAGGATCTCGTCAAAGCGGATCCGAAGCTGGCCGACGACGGCACGCTACCCACGCGCCTCTGGAACGCGTACATCGCTGCTCGACGGCTTGGCATCCACTCCGATGAGAATGTCGCGGCGTTCCTCCGGATCGAGACATACGCCCCGAGCTTCTACGAGAAGCCGGCGACGCGCGCATGGATAACGCGCCCCGGACGCTCTGCCGACGAACGCTTTCACGATTACCTACGCGTCATCAAATGGCGCATCGAACATCAAAATGTCCAGGGAGGGGCTGAGCATGGCGGGATTGGTGGTGCCGGCAATCGAAGCGGCGATAGTGGAACTCGGACCAGTCTTGGCGCGCGCTGGCGTCGCCTTATTGGGCGGGGCGGCAGTCGCGGGAACGGGGAGCCTGTCGGGTGACACCCCAAAGGACGAAAGCAAGGCAAAGCCGGACGTCCGGGCGATTCCGCGCACCGGCGAGAGCTGCAAGAAGTGCCCGCCTGAGACGGGGAGCATGCAGCGCCGCAACTGGAGCATGAGTGACAACTCCAGAGAGTATCAAGGCCGAATTACCGGGTTCCCCTATAGCGTTGAAGAGGCCTGGAGCATGGAGTGGGTCTGGCAGCGCGACTTCGACGGCTTTCGACCGGAAAGCTGTTTGTTGATAGAAGCAAAGGGAAAGTACGATCAGTTCTTGAAGAAGGACGATGTACCGTACACCAAGGCCTTTGATGACATGGAGGAGCAGGCTGGAGCTCAGGCTGCGGTTGTAGATGACCATCCTCCTGCGCGGTTGAAATGGTATTTTCAGACGGAGCGGACTTGGAAGTACATGAGAACGCCGCTTGCCCGTCTTAGCGTTGAATCAGAATGGGTGCCCTGACAAACATGGAAATAGTTGCGCAATTTCGTAGCCCTGCCGATTTCGCTCCGCTTGGCGATTTTGCTGCTCATCTTGTCCGCCTATGGCCGGTGGTTGAGGTCATGTCACGCGAGGACGAGCGTTTAGGCCAGTGGTGGTTGAAGGCGGATACAGAGGAAGAAGCCCGTCTGTATCCCATGTATGAAGCGCCCGGCATACCTTCGACGGCCGTTTTGGCAGTCTTGGCGCAACGGTACGCAAAAAAGATGGACCTTCCTAAAGTATTTGGCTTCTGGAATGGTCAAATGGACGCGGCCAACAGCGCGAGGCTGAAGCTGGCTATCGATGCGAAGAGGCGGCCCAGCGAGATAGAAATTGGGCTACCTGCACAGAGCGCAGTCTCGACGTACGAGCGCAGCTATGAGGGCATGGCCAGGATAGTGTCCGCGATGGTCGCGGTTTATGACCCGATGTATGTCTCAGTTTCACCACGAGAGTATTTTCCTCGTCAGGTGTTTGATGACAAGCCGGGCGTTGGCTGGATGCTGTATCTCCCGAAGCTGCTCACGTCTCAGCAAGTTCCGGAAGCACGCGAATTGATTCCAGTTCCCGAAGCCGGTCGGAAGCAGACCGGGACGATCATTGTGAGCGTCCCAGATGCCGTTTTTTCAGTGGACAACTCGGAACACGTCGAGGTTGCCAACCGCATCGAGATTCGGCTCGTCGACCAGGACCTTCTGCCCGCGTTTGCTGACCTGTAAATGTATAGGCCGAGACCTGACCGGTCAGTCAACGTCAGATTAGGTCTCGGACAATACGACCGCTCGTCACCAATGGCGGTGATCGACTGCCGCCTGATGCGGTCGGCCGAAGCCGTTGCGGCCGGTCACCGTCCCGCGACTTGCGCGACGCACCTTGGAGTGCAACGACATTCGCACGATGCAATCGTTGGCATTGCGTTCACCGCGACGGTCGGCCGATTGCGGCGTGAATATTTGCCTCTTGTCGCTGTTTGTACTCGATATTGACCCGAACGCGCGCTACTTCGCGTCGTTCGACAGACGTCGATCGGGACGGGGAGCTTCGCGCTATTCAGGAGATTTTCTGGCCACTGGTAAGATATGGACGGTCCGAAACTATTCACTGCCCCTGGAAATGACAAACAAAAAAGAATCGAACAAATCCTTCTCCAAAGAAAGACTGGCCGAACTTACTAAACTAGTGAGGACTGGGCAGATCACGTCAATCACCATTGACACCAGCATTTTCGATGATTGCGGGAAAAGCCTTCATGGTGGGTTGTTTGGTGAGCTAAAGCAATTGTCCGAGATAAATACGATTGAGCTTGTTTTGTCTGATATTGTTCTCAAGGAAATTCGACAGCATTTGGCCGATGTTCACCAAAAACGAATAGACAAGCTTCACGATTTAGTCCCACGCGCATACGAATATCTGGCACATGCGGTTGATGTGGAGGAGATGCAACACGCGATCGAGCAACTCTCAACGCCAATTGAAATTGCAGACGCGGAAATCGATCAATTTTTGATCGATACCGCTGCCACGGCAGTTTCAATGCGTGAGGTGGATATTTCTGAGCTCATGCATAGATATTTCGAGCGCCTTCCACCCTTTGATGCGCCGGACAAACGATCTGAGTTTCCCGACGCCATAGCCTTGCTTTCCTTGGAATCTTGGGTGCTAGATCGGGATCGTGGTATGTTGGTAATTTCGAAGGATGACGATTGGCGTCGATTCTGCGAATCGTCGAAAACCGGCAAGCTCTATTACCTGTCTTCGCTTCCATCCGCACTTTCCATTATTAATGGAAGCCCTCAGGAGCGTACCGAGCGCACAAATAAGATTGCCGAGTTCATAAAATCTGGTGATTTTAAATCAGAGGTTCTCAGGCAATTTGAATTGAAAATACGCGGCCGAGCAATCGCGAAAGCGCAATCCGAAAATCAGTTCACGAGTGAAATTTACCGCGCAATCCCGAATCAATTTTATTTCACGGATGACCCTCTTTTGATCCGTAGCGACGGAAGATCCCTTGATTATCTTTTGGAGATGTCTATTCATTGTACTTTTTTCGCCTCCTTTGATTTTTATCGAGATGGAGAAACTAAGCCGTTTAGGTGCGTGAAAGACACGCGTGGCGTACTAATTTCAAGCGTGGTTATTGTGGGCACGGATGGTGAAACGATGACGGTAGACGTCTCGATTCCGAAGGAAGATCCGATCATCGATTTCGATACGATCGAGCCAAGGGTGACGGGAAGCACTGGGGAATAGCTATCGCCAGGCCACCTTATACGGCTCGTTAACCCAAGCGGCGGTTCGACAGCGCACAATCTGACCATCGTGGAAGACCAATCACAGTTCGATGCGGCTGGCCGGGGCCAACGGCGGATTCAACCGGTCGATGCAACAGCTTGATGGAATCGTTCAGCCGGTGTATCGAAGTTTAGTGTCTTGCGTGGGCGTTCGTTGAGTCGGCGGGCAACGGCGTTGAGCTTGGCTTGCGAGTAGGCAGAGAGTTCGGTTCCTATCAACGCACCTCGTTCCGAGCCTCGCCGATCAACGCGTCGTAACTTCGCTCGCACTGCCAGCCGGCGATGCCGCGCTCGTCAGCGATTCGCGCCAACTCTCCCGCAGCTTCGTCAGTCCGGCTGAGCAGGTCGGCAAGCAGATCGAGGGCGTCGCCGGTTGCCGGGCTTCCGGCCGAAGTGCCGGCACGCCGGACGTCGGCGACGAGCGCGGCGACCTGCTTGCGCAGGCCGTTAGCAACACCATCGGCAACAGCAGCATCAGCGCGTGCCTGATCACGTTCTTTCGCAGCATCAGTTGCGACTCCCTGTTGTGCCACCAGACGGCGGCGAAATTCATCACGTTCAACCCGCAGCCCGTCGATCTGCTTGGCCTGATCAGAAACCTTGGCGGACTGATCCGCATCACGGTGCCCCTTCGAATAGCCTGCCGCTGCTCCGACGATTACACCGACGATGACGGCGAGCCACACACGCGGATCGAACCAAGTCATGCGCCGCTCCGCATCATCGACGCAAGGCGCTTCGCACGATCCCCGACCTGCCGCGCCCATAGGCTGTCGAGCATTTCGGTCGCGGCCACGTTCCAGTCGCCACATTGCGCCGCCGCGAGAAACTTGCGAAACCCGAGCAGCTTCCCTTGCATGTTGAACGCCATGTTCATCATCACGCGCTGGCGGACCGGATCGAGCGACGACCACCACGACAGATTGCGATCGAGCCACGCCTCGGTTTCTGCGATGTCGTTCTGGTACATCAGATCGATCTCGTTATCGCGGAACCCCTTGTCGGTCAGATTGCGGCCGATGCCTCCCGATACCTTGCCGACCGTATCGGTATAGATTCGATAGCGCCGATCCTCATCGCGCGTCAGTTCGGCCTTCAGTTTCGTCCCGTCGTACTTACCCATTCTTGCTTCCCCCAAAAAGTTGCTTTGCCTTCCTACGCAGCAGCACCTCCAGGTACTGCGACCCGACGATGCCGAATGCGCTGCCAATCCCGAGCAGCGCGATCGGCGGCAGATCCGGGATCTGCAACAGCGCGATGCCTGCAACCATCGACGTCGCAGACCCCAATACGGCGCGGCCGGCGACGAGCCGAAACGTCAATTGCTCACCGCCCACCAACACCTTCGCGATCCCGATCAATCCGCCCATGCCGATCAACTCAAGAATCATTTTTTCGTGGTCTTGCATCGGTTCCCCTTGTCCCGATAAAACGAAAGGCCGCTCCGGTTGCCCGTGAGCGGCCTTCAATACGATGCGCGACGCTCTACTTCGGCGCCGGCACCACCAGATCGATCTTCTTGCCCTTCTTCTTCCCGTGCCCGACCTTCGCTTTCCCCTTGTTCCCTCCATTCAATGTCACGACAGTGATCCATCCGCGTGATGCGTATGTATGCTCGACCGACTCGATCAGAAACTCGCCGTCCACGCCCTTCTTGAACCCCTTTAGCGCGATCGTCTTCTCGGCCGACAAATCTGCCCGGCCGCGCATCGTGAGGCGACTCGTCGACGTATGCCGATTGAGCGTCGCCAAGCGCGACGTCGCGCCCGCTTTCGCGGCCTCCGGACTCGCAAATGCATGGCGCTCGGTATGCACCGCGGACGCACCAGGTGGCGCATCCGGATTCGGGATCGTCAGGTCGATCTTCTTGCCTGTCTTGCGGTCGTGTACCTTGGTACGAACGGCAGCGAAGCTCGCGCGGTCCGGGAAATTGATGTCGTAGTCGATCAGATCGCCGGGCGTGAGCGTCACGATCGGCAGCGGCTTCCCGCTCGCGCTCTTACCGCCACCGCGCGGCAGGACGATCAGCTTGCCGGCCTTGACCGTCGCAGTTGCACCGTACTGGCGAGCCACGCGGGTAATGAAATGCAGGTCGCTCTCGCCGAACTGGTCGATACGCGGCACGACGACATCGACGTCGCACGCGGCCGACCACTTGTTGCGACGCGCGACGTCGCCGACGATGTCGGCCAGCTTCGCGTTCGACCAGCTCCCGTATCGCTGCGTCTTCGACGTCGCACGCATGTTCGCCGGCTTGCCCCGGATCACAACGCTCGCCGGCGGCCCGCGCACGCCGACCTCGTCGACGGCATACTCGCCGAGCATCGACGGCCCCTGTTCCTCCCACCCAATCGACACCTTCAACGTCGCGCCCTTCCGCGGAAACTCGATGCGGCCGTCGCGATCGTCGAGCGTGATCGTGCACTCGTCTGCGTCTAGACCGGGTTTGTCGATCGCCCGGATCTCCAGCACCCGATCCTGAATAACCTTGGTCACGTCCGCGCCATTCGCGATGACCTGAAAAATCGCTTCCATCGCACCTCGCTATGTCCAGAGCTGCACCGATTCAACGCGCGGCGCATCGAGATCCGGCATCAGGATCTCGACACCGGCCGGAAATGGCTGCGCTCGATTCGCCAGCCCCGGATTCGCTTCGTACACCGCCTCGACGGTGCCCTGCAGCGTTCCGTAGAAGCGGTAGCAAAGCGTGTCGAGCACGTCGCCATCAGACGTTCTTAAAGTCTTCGCCATAACGGCCGAACTCCACCGAGAATGTTTGCTTGCGCGGCAAGCCATCCGAGAGCAACGCGTCCTGCTCCTCTTCGATCGACTGCAACAACCAGCGGCCAAGCACGTCGCCGTCGCCCGTCGTGAGCTGCACGGGCTTCATGCGCCCGCCGATTTCGCGAAGCCGGTGGATCTGCTTCGTACCAGCCCCGAGCGCAGGGAATACGACGCCCGACAGCGTGATCGTCTCGCCCCCTTCGCTGACCG